GGTTATGATGGGTTCAGTTGGAGCACTTACAAAAGCAGGTGTTTCATTTACAAAAACGCAAGAAAATATATTAAAAACAGGGACAGAGAGCCAAAAGGCTGCGACTTTGGTTGAGGTTTTGGGTGCTAACTTCGGTGGGCTTGCAAAACAGATGGCGAACACTCCTGAGGGCAGAATACGGCAGCTTAAAAATGCATGGGGGTCTGTTAAGGATATTGTCGGCTATGGTGTTCTGCCTGTTGTCACAAATGTAGTAAAGTTTATGGCATCGAAAATACCCGTTGCACAGGAACTTATGACAAAGGCTGTAAACGCTGCAGGGCCTCCGCTTTTATGGATTAGGGATACAGCACTTCCGCCACTTGTTACAGCTTTCAAAAATGTGTGGAGCTTTGGAGTATCAGCATTTAATAATATTAAAACAGCTGTAGAAAATAATATGCCCAAGTTTGCAACGCTCAAAGGTGTATTGGTTGATGTAAAGGATAAACTGATAAATGCATTTAATTCGGCAAAACCCGTATTAAACTGGCTTAAAGATAAAGGTATCCCATTAGTGGTGGACGCTATTGGAACGGTTATTCAAAAGTCGACAGAATTATATAACTATATAAATGATAACTGGACACAGATTGAACCTATCGTAAAGGGAATTGCAGGTGCAGTTCTTACATATAAGGCGGCGCTTGTAATAACAAATACGTGGACAAAGATTGTATCAACCACCACAGCCATATGGGCAGGTGCGGTTAATCTGTGGAAGGCTGCAAAAGCAGGAGCACTCGGCATTGAAATAGCTTATTCAATTTGGCGTACCAAGGATATAATTGAAACAGGAATTTTAATTGCACTATATACAAAGGATGCAATTGCCAAAGGTATAGTGGCTGCGGCTACATGGGTTCAGTTTGCTGCGACATCTGCACTGACAGCTGGACAGTGGCTATTAAATGCAGCATTTCTTGCAAGCCCTATCGGTTGGGTTGTGCTTGGTATCGGACTGATTGTTGGTGCCTTTGTCTTACTTTGGAAAAAGTGTGAGCCCTTTCGCAATTTCTTTTTAGGAATGTGGGATGCCTTCAAAGCAAAGCTTGACGAGTTTGGCGGCGGATTTAAGGGGTTTGTTAATATCATTATTAGTGGGATAAATTGGTTGATAAGCAAGTACATTGGAGGTATAAACGGGTTGATTGACGGTGTAAATTCTATCAGTGGTCATATTGGAATCCCCGCCATACCGCATATCCCCGTTCCACAGATACCCTTGCTTGCACAGGGTGGTATTATCCGCAGGGCAGGTTCTGTTATTGTTGGTGAAAAAGGTCCGGAGATATTAAGCCTTAATGCAGGTGCAAAGGTTACACCCCTTAATAAAGCAGGGAATACAAATAATATAACTATAAATGTATATGCTGACGGAAAAAGTGCGGAGGAAATTATTAATGAGGTTGTTCCAAGACTTAAATTAGCTCTTTCAAACCTATAGGGGGGTATTTTATGGACGTGTTTCTTTCAACAAATAACAGACAGCAGGTTTTGCAGTTGCCCGTAGTGCCTGCTGAATTTACGGTTTCAAAGCCACAGAAAAACGAGGTATTTGAAACCGTCACTCAGGGTGATTTAAAGCTGATAGGCTCGCCTGGTCTGAAGGGTATTACCATCAATTCATTCTTTCCAGTCCGTGATTATCCGTTTTTAAGGGACAGAACATATAAAGGATTTGAATATGTTTATATTATCGATACCTGGATACTGCAAAAACTGCCCATAAGGCTTATAATAACGGAAACGCCGATAAATATGGCGGTAAGTGTTGAGAATTTTGAATATACGATAAAAAAAGATGGTGATCTTTACTATTCATTAACCCTCGGTGAGGTGAAATTGATATGAATCTTTATGCAGATAATATAGAGATAACAAATTATACGGGTGGTCTGACATGGCAGAACACCATAGCAGAGCTTGCCACTACAATGTCATTTGAAGTAGCCAAAACAGATGCAGCATATATGAATTTATATACTCCGCAGCTTGGAAGTATAATTCGGCTTGTTACAAATACTGAAATATTCAGAGGTATCATTATTACTGTAGATGATGGTGATTTAAAAGTAAATAAATACACTGTTTGTGATTTCGGTTGGTATCTTAATAAATCAAAGGAAACTTATCAGTTTAATTCTATGCCTGCATACAAGGCAATACGCAAGATATGCAGTGATTTTAATATTGATATTGACAGCATTCCACAGCTAAAAACAGAGATTACAAAAATATATTTTGATAAAACCATTTCGGAAATATTAAATGATATATTAGAGCTGTGTGGTGGCGGATATAACTTTGATGTGACACCTAAGGGACTGAGAGTGTATAAGATAGGAAGTATTTATGCGTATCCTGAGTTTAGGCTCTCAGGCCATAACACACAGCTTATATACTCGCCTGATTTAAGAGGAAATGTTTCGAACTCCAAATCAATTGAAGATATGAAAAACAGTATAAAAATTATTACCGAAAAGGACGATGTGTTTTCTGTTAAGAAGTTGGCTCGCAATGAGGAACTTATACAAAAATATGGGTTGTTACAAGATGTAGTTAAAATAGACCCCGATAAAGAAAATGCCAATACAGTTGCACAAGATAAGCTGAATGAGCTGTCAAAAATAAAGGAACAGTTTAGTTTTGAGATAATCGAGGCTATGGATAGTTATACAAGAGCGGGTTATATGATAACGGTTGATGATGCTGATTATATTATTGAAGGAAGTAGCCACAGTATCAAGAACGGTGTGCATTGTATTAAATTGAATTTGAGAAAATATGGATAGTATATCAATAGACAAATTGAAGACTTTATGGTAGAATTTAATAATATACAAATTTGATTTAGAGGTGTATGTTTTGTGGATATCAAAAAAGTTTCAGGAATCAAAAAAGAATATATTGACCTGTTGTTGCTGGCAGATGAACAGGAAAATATGATAGATAAATACCTTGAACGCGGCGAAATGTTTATACTGGATAACAATGGGATAAAAGCCGAATGCGTTGTTGTAAAAGAAACCGATGGCATTTATGAAATTAAGAACATTGCGGTTAAGCCTGATTGCCAGCGAAAAGGCTATGGGAAAATTCTGATAGAGTTTTTGTTCTCTCATTACACTGATTGTAAAACCATGCTTGTCGGAACGGGCGACGTTCCTTCTGCACTTACTTTTTATAATAAATGTGGTTTTACGGAATCACATCGAATAAAAAACTTTTTTACAGATAACTATGACCATCCAATGTTTGAAGATGGGAAACAGCTTGTTGATATGGTTTATCTGAAACGGGAGAGATAAATTCCAATTTACTGAATAGAATATAGCACGAATAATCAAGACGATTCACTTCTGGTTTCGTCTTTTTTTGATGGAGTTGATTCGATGAACGGTATGTTAGAACTTGCAAAAATGTTAAAAGACAGAGAAAATAAAGGTGATTACAGCCCCTTGTTTGGCAGAATTATTGAACTGCCGATTATAAAAGTTCGAGTTGGCGATAAAATAATTCTTGACAGCTCTCATCTTACGATGTGCGTAGCATTACAACACAACGAGGAATACAGCGATATAGGTAAAGAGGTTATATTATTGCCTTATGCTGATGGGCAGAGATTTATAGTAATAGGGACGGTGATTCAATAATATGTTTCCACAGATTCAGGACTTGCCAAATGCAACCGTTGTAGATAATACAGCCGTGCAAATGGGCAAGTCTTTTTTGTTTGACTTTTCAAAGGGAGACTTTGTTGTAAATGACGGCAGACTGGTTATTGCCGATAATACAACCGCTATCAAGGTATGGGTTGAAAAAATCCTACGCACCGAAAACGGCAGATATGCTGTATTTGAAGGTTTATCTTACGGCACAAGTATTGAAGATCTAATTATCGGCACAAACTACAATATTGCCTTTGTAGAAAGTGAGATTAAGCGTGAGATTGAAGATGCATTGCTTCAGCACCCTCATATAAGCGGTGTAAGCAATTTTGTTTTAACAAGGGAAATATCAGGAGTAACAGCAGAATTTACAGTGGTGCTAAAAGATGGCACAATGGTTGAAAGTGGGGTGGATTTAAATGGGGGATAGTAAGGAACAGATACTGCAAAGGCTGTTGGAGCAAATAAGCAACGAATACGATAAGACCGCAGGATCTTTTTTCTTTGATACGCAACAGCCACTGGCTATTGAGCTTGAGCAGATATATACAAAGCTTGAAGGTATACTGCTAAATGGCTTTGCAACAACTGCTTTGGGTTCGTATTTGGATAAAAAGGTAGCAGAGCAAGGTCTGATAAGGAAGTCAGCTACCTATGCAAAAGGGGTTGTAACCATTATAGGAAATGCAAATGCTGTAATAAATATTGGTGATAAGGTTTCATCTGAAACCCATATATTCACCTGCCTTGAAAGTAGAACAATACCAGAGGGTGGAAGTATATCTGTTAATGTTCAGTGTGATACTGCTGGCTCTGTTGGCAATGTTCCTACTGGTAGCATTAAGACATTTCCGGTCACTTTATCAGGCATAACCGCTGTAATTAACTCCGAGGCACTAACAGGTGGATATGATGCCGAAACGGATGATGAACTGAGAAGTAGGTATTTTGATAAGGTGTCAGCACCCGTTTCAAGCGGCAATAAGTATCATTATATTAACTGGGCTAAAGAGGCGGTTGGTGTTGGTGACGTTAAGGTTTTACCACTGTGGAATGGAGCAGGTACTGTAAAGGTAATAATTATCAACTCAAACGGTGGCGTTGCAGAATCAAGCCTTATTGATGAAGTAACAGATAAAATTGAGCAAAGCCGACCTATCGGTGCAAGCGTAACGGTTGAAAGTGCTGTGCCGATAGAGATAGATGTGTCCGCTACTCTCGTTCTGCAGAGCAATGTTTTACTTGAAGAGGTAACACCTAAAATTAAAGGTTTGATTGAAACATACCTAAAACGCACAGCCTTCACGCAGGACTATATCTCATATGCCCATATCGGAGGTGCTATTTTATCCGTTAGCGGTGTTATGGATTATTCGGATTTGACCGTGAACGAGGGAACTGACAATATATCTATTGCGGAAAATGAGGTTGCTGTACTGGGTGAGGTGATATTTGCATGAGTGATTTAACGCAATATCTGCCGAACTATTACCGTAATTCAATTATAATGAAGGAAGTATTCAAAGGT